ACTCACGCTGCTGTTACACGGGCTAGTGGAGCGTACACTACCATAGCCAGCACCACGAACAATTGGCAAGGTGCGGTTCTAGGTGGTGTTCTTGTGGCTAACAATGGAATAGATGTTCCGCAAAGTTTCACTCAAGCTGGCGCACTATTCACAGATTTACCTAACTGGCCAGCTACACTACGTTGTAAAGTTATTGTTCCCTTTAAAAATCATCTGGTAGCGTTAAATCTTACTGATAGTAGTACGGCTAAACCATATTCACTACGTTGGAGTGATGCTATCCCTGAAGGAGCAGCTACTAATGGTGCTAACACATGGGTAACAAGTTCCACTGCCTCTGAAGCTGCAGAGACAACTTTAGGAGGTACGAAAGGCCATATACTCAACGCTGTTCAACTAGGTAATGAGCTTATCATCTATAAAGAAGATAGTGTATTTAGTTTAAACTATGTAGGTGGAACATTTGTTTTCAACATACGGGAGAAGTTTAAAGATACAGGACTATTTGCGCGGGATGCTGTAGTCGATCTAGGAGATGGTAGGCACGTTCTGATGAGTACCAATGATGTAGTGGTACATAATGGAAACCAGTTGACCAGTGTTATAGACGATAGGATGAAGACCTTCCTATTTTCTCAAATTGATACAACGAACTTTGGCAGAACCTTCTTAACTCATAATAAGATTGAAAACGAAGTCTGGATATGTTATCCTAAAACTGGTGCTACAAATGGATTTCCAGATCGTGCGCTTATTTGGAACTATAGAGATAATACTTGGACAGAGCGTGATCTCCCGAATTGTATGTATATTGCTAAAGGTCTGGTAAATCCCGATCTGGCAAATACTTGGACTGCTTCTACCAAGACATGGAATACTTCTACTCTAGGATGGTCACAACAGGAATATAACCCTGCTATCGACTCTCTTCTAATCTGTGGAACAAACGATACCAAACTATATCTAGCAGATTCAGGAACAACTTTTGATGGAACATCCTTTTCAACAACTTTGGAAAGAACCGGGCTACACGCAGGAAGTATTGACAAGGTAAAATCTATAACCAGAATATTTCCTAGAATTTCTGGAACCGGGACGGTACAGATAAGTGTAGGGGGTGAGAACCAGCCATTTGAAGGTGTTACCTATGATGGTCCGTTTACTTTTGAGATAGGAGAGGATCACAAAGTTGATTGCCGTGTTAGAGGAAGATATATAGCAGTCAAATTTGAAACAATAGAAGATACTTCTTTCAAACTATCTGGATATGCTCTAGAAGGCGAATTGGCATCTGAGAGATGAGTAGAGAATTTTTACGATTTGATCCCGCTCCTCCTCCAACGAATGTAGAGGAGCTACCTATATATCTATATAACACGCTTCTAGAAATACGCGCAGCAATAGAAGTAGTTAGGAACGGACATATCGATGTTGTCTACTCTGAACCTGATAAGCCGTATCAAGGAGATATAAGATATGCTGATGGCACAAGCTGGAACCCCGGTGGTACAGGAGAAGGAATATACTTTTACAACGCCGCTGGAGCATGGGTTAAGCTATAAACGGGTAAATGCAGATCATCCAGAGTTTAAATTTAATCTGGCACATTGTTGGGACTTTATTGAAAGATCCGTAGCAGAGGGAAATCCTGATTTAGTTCAGACAGAGGACGTTGTAGATAGAATTATAAATAGACAATCCGATCTTTGGGTATCTACAGATGAAAGCGGAGACATAGTTGGATGCTTTGTTATAGGTGCTGCTCCTTATCCTAGAAGTAAAGGGATATACACCGAAGCTCTAGCGGGTAAACTTAATTTTATGGATTTTATTCCAAAAGTGGAGAATTTCTATAAACAATTTGGATACGAGTTTTCTGAAATTATAGGTAGAAAGGGTTGGGAGAGGCGTTTAAAACCTTTAGGATATAATTTCAGTAACATTACGATCTATAAGAGGCTATAAAATGGGTGGATTTTTCAGACCAAAGACACAAGTAGTTTCGGTTCCTTCCTCTTCTCAAGGAAGTTCCGAAGTAAAACCTTATGCTCCAGTTGAGCCTTTTATCGAAAGGCTTCTTCCTCAAATTGAAAGTGAGTATAACCAAGCTCCTGAATTATTCACAGGAAGTTTGGTTCCTACTGATTCTGCTCAGACTTTAGCTGCACGAGATAGTTTAGCAAATCTAGCTGCTTCAGGAGGAACTTTAGATGCTCTTGGAACAGGGATGGAAAATCTCTATCTAAACCGACTTGGAACTGCATTAGGCGATCCTACACAAGATGCTGTATTCAAAGCGCAGACCGGGACAATAGCGGATCAGGCGCGATTGCTCACAGAGGGGGATAAACAAACTGCACAGCAACAAGCAATTCAAGCTGGACAATTTGGACTAGGTTCTACTTCTTTAGCTGAATTGCAAGAGTTACAGAGGCAGAAGAGAGAAGAGACTACACAAAGACAGTTATCAACCGCTCTGGGTCAGGCAGAAGCTAGAAGATTACAAGCAGCGGGGGAAATTCCCGGCTTGACAAGAGGGGTTGCAGGAGCCGCTGTATCTCCTGCTATTCTACAATCTCAGATAGGTTCGGATATCGAAGCTAGAGAATCAGCACAGTTGGCAGATCAGGCACGATTAGCACAGCAAGGTCAAGAAGCGCGGAGATTAGGATTGATAACAAAATCGAACTTGTTAAGCGGTCTTGCAGGTCTTGGATCACAAACTGCCTATCAAGGTACTTCAACCACAGGACAGGCGTTTCAACAACCTAGCGGATTTAGTCAGCTTGCCAGTGCGGCAGGTACGCTTCTTCCAATACTTGGAGGAGGTATAGGATAATGACAACTATGTTCTCTGAGTGGTGGGATAAAGGAAAGCAATGGGGAAGAAGGCAGGGTCTTCTTGACTATGATTTTAGCAAGCGTATAAGTACCGATTATCCAATGGGTTTTCTCAAGCCAAATAAAATGTATGACGATTACTTTGATGGAGGTTCATTTGGTCAAGACCATAACATGCTTCCTTCTATGAGGCCACCTGAAGGAAATGTCCAACAAGAAGATATCACTCGTAACATCAATGCTGAACGAGCAAGCGATCTTGGAAAAGATTTGAACAAAGCTGGAGATGTCTTTAACAAATTGAGCAAAATTGGTTCAGGGGAAGATACTCAGTATCCTGTTTTTGAAGGAAAACCAGATAGGGCATCACAATCTGTCACTCGTCCTAGAGGCGGTTCTTTTGTCTCACCAGAAGGCATACGGAAAAAGCTCCTTTTAGCAGATGAGGCTGAGAAAGAAACGTATGATCGAATTGCTTTCTTTTTGAAAAATAGCTTATCTGGCCTACGAGGTTCTGGTTTAGCTGGCGAATCCTTATTTGGAGGAACACGATATGGCTGATGCAAATGCAATTAGACTGCTAGGGAGAGATGCAGAACCTGTTCCATTTGAGGAGTTAGTACCTCTAGCAGACGCTAACCCAATAAGAGAATGGATTTCCAGAACGTATGGTAACTATAAAGATTCTGTTCAAGCACAGGCAGAGGAAGATCGTGCTACTATAAGAGCCTTAGAAGAAAGAAGAAGGGAGCCAACAGGTTTTAGCACCGAATCTGCTCTCATACAGCAAGCAATAGAGAGGAAAAATGCTGAAGAAGCTGCAGCACAGGCAACTGATAGTCAGGTAGTTAATAATCTGATAGCGGAATCTATTGGAGGACATAACCGGGTAATGGGGGAGCGTTTTGCCAGAGGCGCGATAAAACTTCCTGAAATTAAATGGCTTAGAAATAATCTGAGTAATGAGATATTCACTACAAATCCAGAGACAACTGTTTCTGACGTAGCTGGTGATATAGGAGAAGCTGGTCAAAATGCGTTGAGGCAGCTACATAGCTTTGCCAGAAGTATGGTGGGGGGCATAAAAGGAGATGAAGGTGTCTATGCAAAGCTGGAAGAGATGGTTTCTCAAGGATATAAAGAATCGGAAATTGAGGAATTTCTAAAAATAATTGCAGACGCTCCCGAAGTTGGCATTATACAAGATGCACTTAAAACTACAGGAAGTATAGGAGCATTTATATGGAACTATCTTGATCCTCGTACTCCAGAGGAGTTAATGCCTTGGGTCGAAAAAATTCTTGCCACTGTGATGAGCGGTGAGGAGAGAACAGAATTACTCCGATCACTTAAATTATGGAATCCAGATCAAATAGCTCCCGGTGCGGTTTCTGAACGTGCTTCTAAAAGTGCTTCAAGAGTGTGGGAGGAACTTAAAGATTTCGAGATACCAAGTTTGTCCACTGTTGACGAAGTTGCTAACGAGTTAGCTCGTGAAGGGGCAGGTAAACTTGAAGATGTAGTTGAGGGAGCAGAAAGTTTATATAGAGAATATGCTCCCGGCATTGTCGATGCGGCTACAGATATAGCAAATAGAGTTATAGAAGCGGGAAAAGAAACCCCTCTAGATGTCAGAGTGCCTGATAATGTCGTGGGTATTCCATATAGAGATGAAATTTTAGATGCTATTCAAACTTTTGGTAGGGATGCATTAGGTACTATCGATTCTACTCTAAATCCACAACCTGATCCAAGATCACTTAGAGAGGCTGTGGAAACTGATAGGAATCAGCTTAGTGCAGAGGATTTTCTAAGAACAGCAAAAGAAAAAGTAGGTAGTGTTCTAAAGTGGGGTGATTCAAACCCGGTTATTCGGAATATAATAGAAAAAGGTGAGGATATCGCAGAGAGTCCTAAGTTTGAAAGTGTAGTAACAAGCATTGGTGGAGTCGCTCCCATAGTGGGTAGAGCTATAGAAGAAATGTATGCGGGGCGTACGCCGATAGAAGTAAATACAGAGTTGTCTACTGGAGCAGTACCTAATGAGGCTCAGATAGAGCATAGCAACAGGCAAACTGCTGTGACTAATTTTGGTGAAGGAACTGTTACGGATGCTATGGATGCTGGAGTACAAGCGCATCAGAAAACACAAGCTGCAGCAGAAGAGAAAGAGCAATATAGAGGTCTTCTCGATTTCATCTTTGGTCAAGATACAGGAGATGCTTTCAGAGATGCTATCGGCTATACCGAAAACTTCTGGCAAGCACCGGGAACTGGTATCCTGTCTGTTTTACAAGAAATGGGAGCCGATCCTTATTCTAATATGCCGGGGATGAATGTCTTTGGTCAGATAGGATCTGCTGGTAGACTATCACGAGAGAAAGCAGCGATAGGACAATTAGCACAGCAAGAGGCTGATATAGCGCAGCTTACTGCAGAGGCAGCATTGGCTAAAGCTGGCAAACCTGTACAGATGAATAAGGAAAATTCTCAATATGCAGTTCGCTATGGTAAACTAGGTGGTGTTCTAGAAGTACTTGGAGATATGCAGAGCTATCTAAGCGAGACAGATCAGAACATAGCTGGTGGTATCGCTGCTGGTAAATCCTTATTTGACAAAGCGACACGGCTACTCGGAATAGATGTCGGTGATCCGGGTAATGCTAAAGATAGATGGCAAATCTTTACTTCTCATCTTCAAGACTACTTTGAAGATATGTATGGACAGGGTGTCTCTAAGAAAGAATTTGCAAAGATGGAAGACACTATTAGCACAATGTCAGGTGTAGGTGGTCAGGCATTTGAATCTGAGAAAAAGCTCCTAGCACAAGTTCAGCAGTTGATGAACAAGGTGGGTAAAGATCGAAAGGCACTATATGGTCACTTAGCTGCTCAAGGTTTTGAAGACAACCTGATAATGATGGAGGCGCATAGGACATATCTCCCAACTGCTTCCGATATAATCACAGGCGGGAGATAATTAATGGCTGATTGGACTTTATATGACGGGTCAGTTCTTAAAAATATGCCCGATGATGTTTCTGATGGAGAGGCTCTAAACCTTGTGGCAAAATATGCTCCT